ACTGACTGAGATGGGGATCTTCCTGCCATCCGAGGTAGCTATGTTCAGCGGCCACCGGGATATCCAAATGCTTCAGTCCTACACGCACCTGCGGGCGGAGCACATCGTTGGAAACCTAAAAGATAAAGGACTTTAGGTTGTTTGCCACCTTTAGGTTGTAATTTGACGCAAACCCTCGTCGCGCTTGGCGGCGAAGTAGGCCTCCACGACTTTGCGATCCGCCACGCGCTGACGCCCCAGCTTGTATGTCGGGCAGCAGAACCTGTCGCTTGAGATCGCGTTCAACAGACTGCTCTTCTTCATGCCGAAGAGAGCAGACAGCTCTGTCAAATCCAAATAAGGTCGTTCCATCATGACTCCAAGAACTTTCTAATTTTCGTGCCGCCAACCGAGTAGGTGCTTCCGCGTGCGCTCTTCTCAAACCGCAGGACGCACTCCCTGCCTGAGATCTTGCCGTGCTTTTTCCAGATCTCGTCAGTGATCTCCAGCGCGTCCATTGCTGCGCTCCTCTGGCTCTGATATTCCGCTACCACGGCCACGGTCACCCCGGCGTTCCTTTGCGACTCAGAGAACTTAACCTCGTACACGCCGTTGCTCGGGCGGTCTGACATCTCGACACTGACCCTGAGCAGCCTGCCGCCATCGATCAACGTGATGTCATCGACGGCATCGTCGCCGCTAAAGGTTGCGCCCATTCCAGCGCCAACGACATAGGTCATCACGGCGTAGACGCATGACTTGTGTCGCCTTGCCAGCTTGATGTCTACCTCGATCTCACCGTGAGCTGTGCCAAGCATCAGCCACGAGTGCTTGACTCCGAGAAGTGCAGCCAGCCGCTTTGATAGCGCAGCCCTTGGCACGGTCTCTCCCGCGAGCCACTTTCTGACCGCCTCTTGGCTGACATTCAACCTCGCGGCTATCGCTGTCTGCTGGCCCTTTCCGTAGTCAGGAATTTCATCGCTCGCGTTACATGCTTCTAGCAAGCGGGTTGCAAAGTTGTCCATAACAACCCCCAGTTGTAATTGATGGGAGTTAATATTAGTCCGACTACTTTAACTTGTCTACAACTTTTAGTTGACTCGATCCCCGCAAGCTATCAACAAACGTAAGCAATTTATCCTGTGCCTCGTCTTTGTCGGATAAGACATCTCTCACTAACAAGTCGGCTGGGGTATCTGCCAACAAGTGGACTACGCGAACCGGGCGCGTTTGGCCCTGCCTGTGCAGCCTCGCGTTAAATTGCTGGTAAAGCTCAAGACTCCAAGACAGGCCAAACCAGATGATCAGAGATCCTCCGTGTTGTAGGTTCAGTCCGTGTCCTGCACTGGCGGGGTGGGCCAGCATCACCGGCACCTGCCCCGCGTTCCACTTGTCGATCAGGGTTGCGTCCTTTTTCAGCACCACCGCGTCCTTGATTGCGCCGCAGATCCTCTCGGCGTCGGACTGAAAGTTGTAGGCTATCAGCACCGGCTCGTTAGATGCCTCGATGATTTCCTTCAGCGCCTCGATCTTGGCGTCGTGCAGCACCTCATAGCCGTCATCGGTATAGAGCGACCCAGACGAAACTTGCAGGAGCTTGTTTATCTTTACCGCCGCGTTGGCGGCAAGCACCTCCCCCTGATCCAGCTCGATCAGGAAATCGTCCTGCATCTGCTTATATGCCTTCTGGGCCTTTGGCGGCAGTGACACCACCACATCGCTGTCGATGCGCTGCGGCAGTTCGAGGTAGTCCTCGGCGTCCATGCGTAGCACCAGATCGGCCACTCTCTCCTGCAACAAATCAACGCGGTCAGCTCTGACCTCATACTGCGACCATTGAGGGTTGCCGACTTGGCGGCAGTAAGTTTCGAGGAACTTGCCCCGGGTGTCGCCAAGGCGCTTGCCTTTATCCAGCAGATAGATCTGGGGCCACAGCTCCATCAGGCTGTTCGGAGCCGGTGTCCCTGTGAGCTGCACCATTCGCTTGATGCTCCCGGACTTCACCACCTGACGCAGTGCCTTCCATCTCTTCGAGCCGTGACTTTTGAATGAGCTGGACTCGTCGATTACTACGGCGTCGTAGTGCCAGTTGCGCCCTAAAACTTCTACGAGCCAAGGTAGATTCTCCCGGTTGATGATGTGGATAGGTGCCGAGGAGTGCATCGCCTCCTCGCGCTTGGCGGGGCTGAGTCCCGCGATGACTGAGAAGCGCAGCGCCCGGAGGTGCTGCCAGTTTTTTATCTCGGTGGGCCATGTGTGCTGCGCCACCCGAAGAGGTGCGATGATCAGCACCTTCTTGATGTCCTTGGTGACCAACAGATCGACCAGCGCCGTCAGTGTGCTGACGGTCTTGCCGAGGCCCATGTCCACCCACAGAGCTGCGTGGTGATTGTCTTTGATGAATTGCGCCGCCCGTAGCTGGTACTGGTGCAGGTCTGTGTGCTTTAGAATAGGAGTTTCCCCTGATCGATGTTGTCCACGACGTAGACGTGGAAGCCGTGCTCCTTGAGTCGCTTGTGAATAGCGTGCTGGTAGGCCGTTGCGGACTTCCCGGGTGCCTTGAACTCGATCATCAGGCACTCGCCGTCCTTGAAATAGATCATGTCTGGCACGCCACGCTGCGAGGTGGACACCCACTTAAAGGCCAACCAGCCCCTGTCCCGGGCAAACTTGTTAACTGTTCGCTCGATGTGGGACTCCCTCACTTGCGGTACCTGTCGGCTTCGTAGCCCTCGACATCCACCGGCAGACCCTTGGCCCAATCCGGCAGCTCGCACATCAATGTGTTGAACTCATCCATTGAGCCGTGACCGACCTTGGTGTCGGCAACAATCTCATCATGAACTGTCATGATGGGGTCATAGCCTGCGGCGTCGAGCTTGAGCAGCGCGTGGGCCAGTAGATCCCGGGCAACCGCCTGCGTGATCGACTGCACCAGAGAACCACCATAGGTCTCGATGGTTCCCCACTTGTGCGTAAAGTTGTTCATCCCTTGATAGGTAATCTTGTTGTTGATAAGCGCCGCCTGCGGAAACGAGAGGCACCGGCCAGATGGCAGCTTAAAGAGAAGGTCGCCCTTGACCATCATGAAGTCACCGGCCCGGGTCTCCTCACGCCTGCCGTTCTCGATGGCGTTGTAGGCTGCGCGTTCAACCTCGTGCCACAGCTTGACGATGGGCCTGTTGGCTGCTCGCCAATCGTCTCGGATCTTGAGCGCCGTGGCGTCATCAACGTCGGTTCCGTAGTTGGCTGCCATCTTCTGGAACGCCTTCACACCGCCTTGGTAGCCAAGAGCCAGCGATGCCACCTTGCCGATGAACCTTTGATCCTTATCGACGTTCATGTACGTTATTCCGTACATGTCCGAGGCCGTGACCTTGTACAGATCCAGCCCCTCGCGGAATGACTGCAACACGGTCTCGTGATCGGCCAGCCACGCAAGCACCCGGGCCTCGATGGCCGAGTAGTCGGACACGATCAGCCTGCGGCCCTTGCTGGCAATCAACATCCCGCGCAGGCACGAGGCCAGCAGAGCCATCGGCTCTCCCGGGAGCTGATCCGGGCAGCGGAACCGCAGGGCATCGATTATGGGGTCAACGTCATCGACGATGGGGCGCGGGAGGTTCTGGGGCTGGAAGTGTCGGCCAGACCAGCGCCCGGTGGCTGCAACGTGGTACATCCCGGTGCCGTGCGCCCGGCCATCTCGGCCCAAGCAGGCCAGCATCGCCTGAAACTTCTTGGTACTGGATTTCGATAAAGCCTGCCGGATTTGCAGGAAGCGATACACTTTCGGTGGGCATACACCTTCAAGGGCGCATGTAACTGCGGCCTTGTCATATGAATCCATCGCCAGCCCCTGCCGGTTGATCCATTCGAGGGACTTGGCCCGTGAGGACGTTGAGGCCAGCTCGCCGTCGGTCAGCTCGAACACCTCTTGGTTCAACTCGGCCTCAACCTTCTTAATAATCTCGATGGCGTGCTCGCAGTTTGCAGCGTCCAGCTTCACGCCTCGCAGGTTCATGCGCTGATCTGCCTCCCAGACCAATCGCTCGCTGGGGTGCAGTGGACGCAACTGTTTACGGATCTCGGACTCAGCGACCACGTCCTGAAGACAGTAGTCGTAAAGCTCGCGCAGCAGATCCTGATCGTGGATGCGCTTGCCCCGGTAGGGTTTGCAAAGCCTCTGGATCAGGTACTTGCCGCGCTTATTTTTGGCGGCGTCCCCGGACATGCCCATAAAGTCGCCGCAGTTCCCAAGAGCGCGAGGGTAAGCCTGCGCCGCTGCTAGTGCCGCGGTGTCGTTCCACTGCTCGATGGGGATGCTGGGCCACATAAGTACCTGCTTCCAGATCGCCAGCTCGAAGAAGCTATTCCACGCCCAGACCTCAGCCCCCCGCTCGATCAAGCCGAACAGCTCGGTCGGCGCTGGCATCCCGGGAGTCCAGAGCTGGGGCGGCTCATCGTTCACCGCCCATGCTAGGCACAGCACCTCGGTGCTGGGGTGGTCGGCATACGCCCACGCACCCGCAGCCCGGATGTCGCACTCCGAGAAGGTCTCGAAGTCGATGCTGACGATCAAGCCAGAAACTCCTCCGCTTCCTCTACCACGTCGGCTGCGGTCTCGCTGCTGATGTCATCGAAGCCTTCTAGGGCGTTGCCGCCACCACCGAACCGCTCGCCTTCCCGCGCAAACTGAACGGCTTCAAGGGAGCAGAGAACTCCCGAGAATGCAGCGCCAGATGACCATGCGTAGAAGCGCGCCTTTGCGTTCACATAGTCGCCGCCCTGCGGCCTGCCATCTTCCTCGACCAGCGCCGACAGATCCTTGTCGATGATCGGTACCCGCTTGCGGTTGTTAGCCTTCACGATGTACTTGTTCTCGTACTCGGCGCGGTCAGTCTCGTCGCCATCTTGCAGCGACAGGAACAGTTTCTTGGGCTGCTTCTCTCCCCACTTTTCCTTCGCCAGCTCGCTGACGATCTTCCGCAGGTTCTTGATCTGGTCGGCGTCGGCATCCTTGTCCAAAATGAACGTGCCGCTGTACTTCAAATTATCTGAGCCTTCAAAGGCCGATGGCGTGAAGAGACTTGGGAAGCTCAATCGAGCGTTTTCTATTATAACCGTAGACATAATCTTTTCCTTAATCGTCTATTGCGTTGAAGCAGTCCGTTGCTTCAAGTGCCGGTCTCCGATCGGATACCGGGACTAGAGTCGGTCTGCCTTCAGGTTTCACGATTAGCGCGTTAACGCTGTCGCAGTCTTTCCCCAACATGGCGACTGCCTTGCTGGGAGAAATTGGTTTCCGGCTCATCACCGGCTCGTTGGTCAGTAACGTCATGGCCTTGATGGCCTCCTCGTCATCTGCCCACCGTCTGTTTGTACGGCTGGTCACCAGCTTGAAGCCCTCGATGGGTACGCCAGAGAGCGCCAGCTTCTCTGCGTGCCTTGCGACGGAGTCGCACCAGCTCTTGATAGTGGCGAGGTGTGGCAGCAGTGCTGCGATCTCCTCGTTGCTCAACACCTCTGGGTCTCTCACTCGAACTCCTCCCCGATCTTGTCGAATATGTGTTGCGACAACGCCCGGCATGTCGGCGCGGCCTTGCAATATCGGCACTGGGACTCGCCGGGGTTAAAGGGTGGCTTCTCACCTAGCGCGGCCTCGGCTGCCGGTGCCAGAACCTCAGCGCCCCACTTCAAAAGATCGCGGTGACGCATGGTGTGGGTGTCTATGTGCCCCAGCCGCGGCTGGACGATGGTCATATGCACGGTGTCGAGCTGGGCGTCGAAGCCGAACTCGTTGAAGACTCCAAGGGCGTAGCATTTAAGTTGATCGCAGTCGGCATCGACTTGGTTGCGGCCAAACTTCGCGTCCACTACCCACGCCTCGCCTTCTTTGATTGCAAGGTAATCAGCGGTGCCAAACCCGCCGTCGGCCCACATGGAGTAGTCCAATCTGCGCTCGATGTGCGTGTGGGTCTGCGGGAGTGAGCGGCAGTGATCGACGTAGAGCTTCGCCAAGTTGGCGTACTCCAGCCCAATCTCAAATGCGTTAAACGACTCACCGATCAGGTCGTGAGGCTCAAGCCCTTTCAGTAGACACGTCTCTGACAATTCATGTAAGGCAGTTCCTTCTTCGGCGGCGAGGCTGCCCTCGTCTACCAACCCCTCCTGCGCCTTGACGCTCGCCGGGCAGGCGATCCATCGGTGAGCAGAGCTGGCACTGAGCTTCGCGTGCGCGGGGCCGAGGTCAATTTCAAATTGCTGCATAGATACTTTTTTCTTTGACGTACAACATTGAGTTGTATCATGATGTAGACAAGTTACTAACGCAAACAAATTTGTCGATAAATTTTCAGAAGGACGAAAATGAAAAACAAAACCACAAAGTCGGTCAACGACGCGCTGGATCAGGTGAAGAAAATCTTAGGCCTTCAGTCTGATCGGCAGCTCGCGCTGCTGCTCGATCTTGAGAAGCAGAACGTGGCCGCGTGGCGAGCCAAGGGCGAGGTGCCTGCGTCTCGCGCAGTCCAGCTTGAGCTTTGCACCGAGCGGCAGGTCACTTGGTTCGACCTCTGCCCTAACCTATTGAAAGACACAACAAAGCTGTTGGGAAAGAAATGAGGAGCAAGTTCTTTCTTTTCATATGGTGGTTTTTCCAAGTCCTAGGCGAGTTTGTTGACGATCTCAGCTACTGGATTTCCGAAATCTGCCGCCGCATTTCTGAGTGGGCCGAGGACATGGCGCACAAATTCGATTGATCAGGGGAAGTAGATGTTAGATCAATTCGGCCACCGGCTTGTTGAGCGGGGCTACAACATTATTCCAATCCTCCCGGGCAAGAAGAGACCGCCCGGCAACGATTGGCAGAAGATTCAAAGCACACCGGAGCTGGTTACTAGCTGGATCGATGAGATGCCGCAGTTTGGCATCGGCGTTCTGGCCTCGACCACCTGCGCCGTCGATATCGACTGCCGCGACAAGGCAGTGAACAACAAGCTGCTGCATTGGCTGAAGAACAATGTAGGTCTCGGTGCCATCCGCATCGGCGAGAACCCTAAGTGCGTTGTGCCGTTCCAGAACGTCGAGCGGTTTAAGAAGATGAAGTCCTGCGAGTTCAAGACACCCGATGGTGTCACGCAGGCCGTTGAAATTCTGGGCCACGGGCAGCAGTGGGTCGCCTACGGCATTCACCCCAAGACCATCAAGCCCTATGAGTGGGTCTCTGGGCCGACGCTTGCCGATGTCTTTTACGATGACCTGCCAGAGCTGACGCAGGAGCTGGCGATGGCCTTCATCGCCTACTTTGAGGAGGTCGCCCGGGATCTGGGTTGGGAAGAGGTTCGACCCGGGAGCCAGCAGAAGGCCGAGGAGGCCGATGCGCTGATGAACCTCAAGGCCGCGCTGGACATGAACGCCGAGGAGCTGCATGAAATCTTAGCTACTTACGCCAACGATGACTTGCACTATGACGATTGGGTAAAAGTGGGGATGGCCCTGCATCATCAGTTCGCGGGAGAAGCCGAGGGCTTAGAGCTGTGGATTCAGTGGTCGATGGAAAGCCCCAAGTTCGAGGACGGTAGCTGCGAGAAGAAGTGGCTGTCCTTCGGTGACTACCAAGGGGCGCAGGTCACGATGGCCTCGCTGAAGTTTGAGGCAAAAAAGTCCGAGAGCGTCGAGCTGGTCGCTGACGAGCTGCCCACGATGCTAGAGCGTTGGGCATTCGTTCAGGTCGAAGGCTCGGCGCGGGTGCTGCGGGAGGAGCTGAACTCCGAGCAGATCATCCTCTACAAGATCGAAGACCTGAAGAAAGAGTTCGCAAACCGAAAGGTGCTCGACCCGGGCAGCGACAAGCCACGCATGGTGAACCTAGTTGACCTCTGGCTTGAGCACCCGGATCGCCGCACCTACGCGGCAGGTATCTGCTTCGCGCCGGACTCTGAGGTGTTGCAGCGTTACAACCTGTGGAGAGGTTGGAGCTTCAAGGCCGTTGAGGGAGAGGTGCAGCCCTTCACCGACTTCGTGACCAACGTGATCGCCTCCGGGAACGAGGAGCACGCCAGATATATTCTTGGCTGGGTGGCGCAGATGATCCAGAAGCCGCAGTCCAAGGTCGGTGTGGGTCTGGTGCTCCGAGGCTCCAAGGGATCGGGCAAGACATTCTTTGGCGAGCTGGTGGGTGGATTGTGCAAGGCGCACCACCGCATCGTGTCCAAGGCAGAGCATGTGACCGGGAAGTTTAACCGGCACCTAGAGGACACCCTGCTGCTTCAGTGCGACGAGGCCTACTGGGCGCGTAACAAAGCAGCCGAGGGTGCGCTAAAGGATTTGCTGACCAATGGCCGGATCACCGTCGAGCGTAAGGGCATGGACTCCTACTCTTCTGCCAACTACACGCGGCTGCTGTTCTCCTCCAACGAGGAGTGGGTGGTGCCTGCATCGCTGGACGAGCGCCGCTTCGCCATCTTCGACGTGTCAAACGTCAAGCAGCAAGACGCAAAATACTTCGGGGCGCTGAGGCGCTGGTATGACCGCGGCGGTGCCGAGCATCTTCTGCACTTCTTCAAGCACTTTGACCTGAACACCGTCGATGTCCGTCAGGCTCCGAGGACTGCGGCGCTGGACGAGCAGAAGCTGCACTCGCTGGACTCGGTAGACCAGTGGGTGATGGATTGCATCGGCTCCGGGGAGTTCCGGGAGCAGAAGTCTAACGGCGAGGTGTTTGAGTTCGCCAAGTTCGAGCCGAAGAACGCGATCTACCAGACCTATGTATCCAGCGTGAAGGGCCGCTTCGAGAATGCACGCAAGGAGTCGCAGTTCTGGAAGCACCTGCACGAGATCGATGGCCTGATCGCTGGAGAGAAACGCTCCCGGGTGGGTCACCGGCAGGTGCGCTTCGTGCAGTTCGTGATCCCCGAGCTGGCGCTGAAGGCCTTCAACGCCCACCACAATATCGACAGCAACGTGATGGTCGAGGCCGCCGAGGAGCTAGACCCACTCGACCCGGCCAACTGGGACGATGAGGCACCGTTTTAGGCGTATAGTTGTACCCCATGAAAACAAAAACCTGCGCCGTATGCGGGGAGGTAAAAGAGACGGCGCGGTTCTACAAGAGGCCTGACGGGTCTGTCGAAAACACCTGTCGCCGCTGTAGGACTCGCGCTGAATTCAAGACACAACACAACAGCCCAAGGGACTACCTACGCAACACCGTCAGCAAGGCCAAGTACGGTGCCAAGAAGCGAGAGCTTGAGTGGGATCTAAACATCGATCAGGTTATGCAGATCTGGGACGAGCAACGGGGGCGCTGCGCCCTCAGCGGTGTGCTCATGCAGGCCGCCAAGGACGGCAAGGGCCGCAAGGGCAAGGACTTAAACGTCTCGTTAGATCGAATCGATCAGGACAAGGGCTATCTCTTCAGCCCCCGGAACGTGCAGCTTGTCTGCCTGCGCGTGAACCTGATGAAGCACGACATGGAAGAATCCGACATGTACTGGTGGTGCCAGAACATTTTAGATCACAGATAAAAAGACAACTTTGTGTTGTCCTGCCAAAAACCGTGTGCTAGTTTGTCCGCGGTTTTGCAGTTTGAAGTAAAGGAACCAACATGCCAGAGCAGGAAGTAAGCGGTCTTCAAGAGCCGCAGGCGGACAGCGTCACCGAGGTGACTATCCCCGTCTTGGGGGTCGTAATAACCATCAGCGAGGTTTGCAAACTTTGCGGGGAGGCGGACGAGTTTCAACTCAGTGTCCGAGACCTCGACACCGGGGAGGAGTTCAAGGCGATACGCTCAGAGCACCTCCGGGATTTGCTGGATCGACAGCATCAACTGACGCTCGGCTTTGCCGAGTGAATCTATTCCGAGGCATCTCCGGCAGGGGAGCGGCGGCCTCAGTCTGAGCTGGCATCATGTGTACCAGACGTGAAACAGAATCGATGAGCGTGGGTGGCCTCTCTTGTCACGACACCCCAATCGATTCAACCGCCGCATTTTATTACAACTTATTGAGGTGCGTACAATAAATGAGTGATAAGTTCTTTGAATCGACGCGGGTCGTTATGGATGGCCGCCTGAGCCGCATGTTCTCGGGGCCGCGGATCAAGGGCGCATCGACACGGGCACGCTTCGACCAGAACCCCGTGATCGTCGAGGCCGTGATAGCCGGGAGCCGCAAGGGCCACAGCCCCAAGCAAATCGCCCGGGGGCTGAACATCTCGGCGTCCTCGGTGCAGAAGGTTAAGAACCTATTCCGCGACAGGTGGGAAGGTGTGAGCAAGGAGAGCGAATGAAAATTTTAACTGGTATCGGACTGACGGCGCTGGCGCTGACGGCGCTGGGCACGGTGAGCGAGGCAGACTTTGCCGACGCCAAGGCCTCCGAGGCGGCCTACTGCGAGAGAGTCATCGAGGGCACCCACAGCGACTACCTGCAACTGGGGGGCGTCTGCCATGACCGTGACTGACTTCCAATGCACGCGCTGCGGCAAGCTGTGCGACGTGATCGAGGACGTTGAGATCGACACCGAACCATACGGTGACCGCATGGTAGAGCGCCGCACATACGCCTACTACTCGATCTGCTGCGGCGTCGATGTCGATTTCCTTGAGGCGCAGGAGACAATCCATTGAGGCCGTCCCGGGACGAGGCCAAGGAGGCGCAGAGGCGTGCAAGCGCCAAGGCACTAGCGGATTACCTAGAGCAAGGCGGCACCATCACACTGGCGGACAGCTCCCAGTATAAGCGCGAGGCCGGGACGCTGTCCCGGGAGCAGGTGGTGAAGACATTCGCCTACCAATCCAAGATCGGCAAGATCAAGAAGGAGGCCAGCAATGAAGACCGTTGATGACCCGAGCCGTTCCGATGGCTCAACCGCCAGCTACTACCAGCTACCGGGTGGTGCCGACGAGCTACAGCACCTGATCAGCTATAAGAACATGAACGCCCAGATCGGTGAGATCTTTAGGAGCTGCTACCGATACGGTGAGTCATCCCACAGCGACCAGCTTAGGGACGCCAAGAAGATAAAGTTCTACATCGACGCCGAGATATCGAGGCTCCAAGGCCCCTTCTGAGGGGCTTTTTTTTTGCCTGAATTATTTTCCCTGAATCGACAAGTTTTACTTGTCTTAACAACTCAATGCTGTATTCTCTGTCTTGTCTTAACAAGAAACACAACGGAGAACGGACATGACTAACGACATCAACATTGGCGACAAGGTACGCAGCTTTGATTTTGCAGCACATCGAGACATCGAAGGCCCAGACGCTTGCTTTGCAGAGGGAATTGTCGAGGGATTTTACACCATCGGCTGCACTCGATTCGATATCAGAGTGACCCGCGCTGTTTGGGAAGGTAAAGAAGTGCTAACGGAGGTAGGTACGCGGATTGCTCCGCCGCTTAACGGTACGCCCACCAACATGGGCCGCATCACTGACGGCGTGGTCAAGATCGAGGAGTCCAACCCAGCTAACCGGATTGCGGACATGGATGTGAGCAACCTGACCGACGAGCAGATTGAAGTCATCCGGCAATTGACGCTACGCGCTGAGGACGGCTTCGACAAGCGAGCAAATCTAGCGGACAACGATGACGTTAGAAACATCGCCAGCAGCCACGCAGAGGCTTGCATGAGACTGCTAGGTAGACTGCGCGACGAAAAAGAAACAAGAACGGAGGCCGCGTAAGCGGCTCGGGAGGAAGGTATGTTTACTCAAAAAGAATTAGCGAGCTTGATGCACGATCTCATCGAGGAAACCAATCACCAGCAAGTGAAGATGGGCCGGTCGTGGGCGAATCTTTCCGAAACCTTTAACGACTACGTGGGCTTGGTTGGCGGTCTGACTTTCAAAGAAGCCCAGCAGGTTCGTGCTGAAATCGAAAAACATGAGGCCGCGTAGGCGGCCCATAGGAACAACTAATGACCGGATTTAGCTTCAAAAAGCCGAGCGCCAAAAGCAGTGCTGAACGCCTCCACGCCCAGATCGATGGGCGGGTGGCCGCGCTCTGCGGCAATGGCAGCGACAGAGTGATCCCCAGACAAACATTTCTGGAAAGCGACAACCCTGATCGGTGCAAAAAGTGCATAGCCTTAGTAACGGAGGCCGCGTGAGCGGCCCTTGCTCCATTCATTTGTCTACGCATAGTAGACAACGTCCCTCAGATACGAGAAGATTCTTACATCAACACAACGGACAACGGACAACAGACATGGAAACAACGAGCTACTTCAACGTCGATATTGCCCATCTCACGGAAGATGACGAGCCAGCGGCTTACGAGTTTGAGTTGTGCGGCTGGGTCTACAAAGTCGAGACGCTTGACGAAGCGAGGGCGCAGATCAAGGCGAACATTTCAGAGCACCGTTGCTACTGGCGAAATTTTTAAGCGGCCCGGAGGACATTATGAAAGTAAGAATAGACTTCACGATTGACGTTGACCCAAAGGTCATCCGCACCTACATGGATGAACTTGGTACTGACGAGACAATGAAAGAATTTCTCGTAACGTGGTGCTCTGCCGCTGGCTCTGACACGCTCGACAACAGTTTGGCCAACGCTTTGAACGAATACCACACGACGCACATCGTGCGGCAAGACTTTTAAGTGACCACCATGAGTTACATAGAGTCAGCCAACTGGCGCATCTACGATTGGGACACCGATACCTTTGCGCCGCTCTCTGACACTCACGCCTGCGCGGGGTCAAACAAAACCGCGTGCGGCATTGAGATTTACCACGACGCGAACTTTGCACTCGCCGAGGTGCAGCCGATCAACTGCAAGCGATGCCTTGCCATTTTGAAGGAGACAGGACAAT